TTGTTCTCCAATTGCGTTCATTCCTTGCGGCATTTGTTGTCCGTTTGATCCACCCATAATTTTATTTGTTCCAATCTACTGGTTTAAATCCTAAATCTGGTATCACGATATCTTCGTAAGGTGCAAGATGTGAAATGTTAGTAATCCTTGCTTTTAACTTTGGACAATCAACGTGTGGGCCTTGATGACGATCAACGCAGTTTAAACATACAGGATAGAAGTCAGCATTAAGTGACTTGTCAGGATTATTGATCCATCCATGTTTGCCTTTTACATATCGAGTTGGATCTGGTTTGACATTGTTTGTCTCTAGGTACTCGTAAATATCCTCGTCAGTCCAATCTTTAAGAAGGTAAAGTGAGGTAGGATTGCCATCGACGTGTCGAATATCTTGTGATAGCGGAACGTGACCCTTGATCAAATCCGTATCCGTAAATTTAGTTCCGATATATACTCCTGACCACGGGAAATTAAATGTTCCAGTTGGACGCATCAAAAAGTCATCCACACCACACATATATGGTTCGTTTGCTTTTGGACGCTCAGTCCCTAATGTAAGAATAATTGAATTTTGGCCCCATTGGAAATAATGTAAAAGATCAAATCGAACATCACCAGTTTCTACATCAGGCCCATCTGCCAACGTGTGTTTGAAGGCTGGATATTCGTACATTGTTAATTGCCAATCTTTGATCAATTTGTCAGAATAAGCATATCTTTCACGGAACTTAGGTTGCCGAAATTGTACTACTGGCAAATCAATTCCGCACTTGAATTTCAAAAAGTGAAGAAGGACAGTTGAGTCTTTTCCACCAGACCAAAAGATGACCGCATTGGGCCATTGTTTGTTCCAGAGAATAGCTTTATCTATTGTTTTATTTATTAGGTTTTTCATTAAGCCATAACTCCAGCACCAAGAGCAGCACCACCAAGTTGCGCTCCTGCTCCAATCCACGCTTTTGTCATTTCATTTTTTCTTTGAGCTTCATCAGCCTTAAATTGATTCCACATATTGTTGTAATTCTGAGTGTCAGCAACATTTGTTTGGTAAGCATTTTGAATATTACCAACAGAACGATTAATCGCATCCTGTGCAGTCTGACCTAGACCCTGCGCACCAGATAGCACACCACGTTGCCAGTCTTGCAAGCCTTGTCTGTTTTGGGCTTTTGCTGCCTCTTGACCAGAAATCAACGCAGATGGGTCAATGCCACCCTGCATTTGGTTAGCATCAAGATATTTTTGTCTCAACGCTAAATCCTCAAGCGCAATCTGCCTCCCCTTTTCAGTTGATTGATCGTACATTGCTGCTCTGCCCATGCTAGAAGATGGATCGATTCCAGATTCCATCATTTTAGCCAACCCCTTAGTTTTAGCCCAATCGGTCATTTTTTGTTGCCAACTTTCGGGAGATGTGAGTTTTTCAATGGTTTCACCAGCACTAGCCCTCATTCTTGCACTTGCAGGATCAGTAGACTCTTCAAATTTCCTTGCACGATTAGCATTTTTAATACCTTCCTCAAATGCCTGTTGAGATAATTGAGATCCATCAAAAGTTTGCTCCATTGGCTTAACTTGCGTAGCCATGTTCAAGAATTTAGCTTGTGATTTTAACCCACCATACATTCCTGCATTTGCTTCAGATGCTAATAGCATATTAGCTTCAGGTGTAGGTTTCTGTATTTCTGGAGTGTAGGTAGATCCGCCCATATTATTAAGTAGTGATAGAGTAAATCTCTCTTTTAGTAGGAGTCAACCCTAATTTTTCCATTATTTCGTTTGTAAAGTTAATTCGTTCATCCCTTAAAGGGACACCAATATAACTAGGTGAGTTTGTAATTTGACAATATGTAACCCAATCTCTCATTACCTGAATAACGTCTTGTGGACGTGTGTGCTTTGGGTGAAATGCTGGATAAACAGTTGGCAAATATACATGGTCAGAATAACCAAATAGATTTCCATTAGAATAATGTGCATAAACATTAATGTTAGGATGCTCAATTATTTTATGATCAAATTCCTCGGCAAAATCAACCAATTCTAAGAATTCGTTTGTGCCTTTTGGAACGAGTTTGTATTGCATTTTTGGTTTCATATATGTATTAATTAAATCCAACTAAAATATCTTCTTTGTTGGAGGTTTGTATTGTATTGAATCTCTCAGCTTCCGCTTTAAGTATGATTTGACGATCAAAATTAGACCCGCAAATCGCACATGGCAAGCAATTATTTTGACCAGTGCTAAACGGAATTGAAGAATAAATAGGTACAACAGGGTCATCACCAAACGGAGATATGAACTTATTTGGAAAGTTAGTAGCATCTAATTTTGATGATGTTATCGATGGCATATTAACAAGGATTTTGCGCTTTAAACTGCTGTGCAGCAGATGTTGCTGCCTGTAAAGCAAGTATTCCTGCCTCTTCTTGAGCGTGTTCAAACGAAATGTAAGATAAAAACGATGCAGATGCAGTCGCTGAAATTGATTTGGATGGATTAATGTTGCAATTTAGCGTTGCTGTTTTGAATACCTTAGCACTCCACGATTTATCATTTGGAGATTGTTGCTCGTATGGGTTGGGAAGCAAATCTATTGTTAATGATTCACCATTTTGTGAAACAACGCACGATTGGGTTTCATCACCTTGAGGAGCCCCCGTGGATTTTTCCATCCAAGGATCCATGAACAAACGGATAACCTCCACACCAAACTCTCCGCACCATTCAATTAACAATGAAAAAGCCTTATCGACATCATCCGTTAGTCGAGACTCGCAAGTAGAAAGCAGTGAATTGCGTTGAGCGGACTCTGTGATCAACCTTCGATATTGAGTATTGAGCAATCCAAGATCTCGGATTTGTTCCTCATAAGGAGTATTATCCCATTGATAGTTATCAGTGACTGCTAGCAATCTCTTTTTAAGGATAGAGTTATAGTTGCCCTTACTTCCCCGATACGACACCTCTACGTCAACAGTGCCTCCAATCTGAGTACATTCTATCTCTCCGTATTTAAATTGCTTTAAATCCATTTGATCACCTAAAAGAGGTGTTTCAAATTGTGAGTAAATGCGATTGTATAGAGTTGTGGTTGTCTTATCTGGATTTATTTGCAAGTAAGAGTCAACCCTCTCTGGCTGGAATGACTCCCACAAATGATTGTACGAACCATCGTTTGTAGCTGAGTAATCAACAGAAAAATGAAAGCACCTAGATTGCCCACCAATAATTCCTGATGTCCACTCAACGGGACGTGTTCCTGTCCATACTCCGCACCATGCTGGGTTTTTGTTTTCACCCCATTCAGATGCAGCAGCGTAATCTAACACCATTGTGTCAGAATTCAATGTCTGCATAAATGGAACCGAATAAAGCAGGTAATTCTCAAATCCGATAGCGCAAATTTTAGTTGCATCAGATGCGATTAATCTCTTTGTCCTTGCCATCTCCAAGTCCTTACAAAGCACCTGAGAGGATAAGTATGCTGTAGCAGCAGGATCGGTTGTTATTAGCCCATTCTGCGAATACCACCACATCTGTCCTGCCTGAAAAGCAATTGATTTTCCAGCAATACACCCAACTGATGGGTAAAGTGTAGATTGGAAGTTTTCAGTTGTAACCCATAGCGTTCTGTCGAAGACATTGGATTTGAGTTGAAATGTAGATCTGTCAGTAAACACGATCAATCTCGTAGACGTATCCTGTCCAACGTAGGAAACCATTCCAGTTACTGGTCGTGAAAAACTAAAATCACCACGGGAAGTTCCAGTTGCACGTTCTTGGAATGAGGTTGGATCACCTAGGTCTGATGCCAAAACGATGTTTTTATTGGCAATCCAAAGACGATTTCCAGAGTAAGCCATCCAATATCCAACTGGGATCGTTGATGTCTGAGTGCCAACTTTATCAGAACCATCCCAATACGCTGGGTATGAAATGCCATCTTGGATCATGACGATTCGATGTGATGGAGTCGAGAATTCTTGACTTCCAGTAGTCAGATTTGCAGATTTAGTTGCTAGGGTAAAAACAAACTGATCTACATCCGCTGATAGCTTTATGTTCTTTAGTCTGTAATCTTCCCAATTACTCGGCTGAACTAGCGGAAATGGGGAGTAATAGACATTGCCATTCACGGCAAACATCATGTAATTCAACTCGTCTGCAACAACTCCATTTCCATTAACATCAAAAATCTTTGCAGGAGTTAGTGTAATTACACCATTGATATTCTGTGTTACAGGTGCATCCTTTTGTTTGTTGGATGCAAAAAGAATTCCACCTTGGAAGTTTCCAGATGGGAGAGACAACTGCATTTTATGCCCCGGTCTGGTTTGAATCAAGCCTCCTCGGACTGTTACATTAACACCCCATTTAAACTGGTTGTCTGGCAATAACCACGGATTTCTAACAGAGTTTACACCCTGAATCCACCCACTGGATATTTTCGACATCCGACCTGCTGTGATGTTCTCACTTTTCATGTTTAGAACATAACTGGATCAGATCCATCACCATACGTTTCATTATTTATTTGTGGTGGAACAAAAGCGTGACCATCTTGGTGCTCCTGCTGATTTTTCAAGTACGCTAATGAGAATCCCCAGTAACGGAGTGCCTGTTCAGCGAAATCCTTGTCCTCAAGATCACAAGCGTGAACAGCAGTAATTATTGCGCGTGTATGCTCAATCGGAATGAAATCGTATTTTGATGTGATTACTGGAGGCTTAATGCGGTATGCAATCCTCACCCACGCGCATGGTTTACCGATGCGAATCCTGCGATACTGTGGGTTTACTTCTTGCGGATGGTATTGACCAATCAGAGTTAAATCGTTACTGCGTCCATAGTCCATGGCATACAAGCTCACAAACCCGTCTGTAAGGGGTTTTTGAATGTTAGCAACACTCTTAACTAGGATTGGATCCTCAATGGCATCAACGAAGAATTTGCTGTCCGTGGATAGTCCACTAG